CGTGCCGTGCTTCAGCTTCTCCCACCAGGCGTCCGAGTAGACCGCCTCGAAATCGTTGAACTCCATCACGACCGGCAGCACCTCGGAGAGCATCTCCGCGCTCTGCTCGTCTGTCTGCTCACGCGGCAGCACCACAGGCTCGGGGAAATTGTCCATCGCGTCGGCGTGCTTGTTCGAGATGCTGTTGAAAAGCCACGCGCTCGTCGGCTCCGCCCTCATGATGGGCTTTCCGCAGCAGTCCACCTTCGGGTTCCTCCGCCCGATGGCTTCCCAGTGCCGCAGCTCCCACCACAGCTCGTCCTCCACCACGCGGTGCTCCAGATTCGCCTTGCCCTGCTTGTACTTCTGGAGAAGCTCCTGCGCCTTGTGGATATCGTCCAGCGTGATGCCCACGCCGCCCGTCAGCATAAGCTCCTGCATCTCCGGGTTCATTGCTTCGTTCATGTCCGTCCTCCTCACGTCCTGTAGTATGCGTACTCGTCCCGCTGCGCCCAGTAATCGTCTAGGGGGTCGAGCGGGTCAAAGACCTTCTTCTTCCGCACCTCCGGCAGCGTCGGCTTGATGGGCCGCGCCATGCAGACGTATCTCGCCATGTCCGCGATATGATCCTCAAGGTCGGTGTCTATGTCCTCGGGGTGGACGTCGTCGTACAGCAGCGTCGGGATAGTCCTAACGAAGTTGCGGCACGTCCTGAAGACGTACATCATCGGGATGCCCAGCGCGTCGAAGGCGAAGCGGTAGTGCATCTGCATCCATCCGGGGATGCGGTGGTTGTCGCCGGGGTCGAAGTAGACCTTCGCCCTCTCGGCGACCTCGGCGATGCTCACGCCGCGGCTTGCGTCCCAGATGCTCGGGTCGGCGATGCCGTAGATATGCCGCCCCTTGAGCCATCGGTGCTCCGTCTCGATGCGATGCACCTCGGCGAAAATCTCGTCCGGCGTCCACTTCACGCCGACATTTGGCTGTCCGTCCTCACAGCCGTAAAGCTCGAGGATATGGTAAAGTCTTCCATCGTGGTCGACCGCCCACCACCCCACCGAGAAGGGACGGGCATAGCCGAAGTCGAAGCCTCGGTATATCTTCCACTCCGGCGGTATCTCAAACGGCTCTATGACGTGCGTCCATCTCCTGTCGAGGTAGTGGCTCTCGTCGTCGCGCCACTCCTCGAAGAAGACCTCGCCGTCTATGCCCCACTCGCCCAGTCCGGCGACCTTGTAGCGCGTCGGGTTCTGCTCCTTCATGACCTCGAAGCGGCGGCGGTCGGCATCGTCGAGCCACTCATTGCACTGGTAGGTCGTGGTGATCGCGAGGGTATCCTCGGAGGGATTGTCGAAGAAGCGGCTCTTGAGCCACGAGGACGCGCTCCAGGGGTTGAAGGTCAAGGTCAACTGTTTGAAGCCGTCCGTCACGCCGTCGGGAAAGTCCCCTCGAATGACATCGTCCACGAGATCGAAGTCGCTCTCGCTCTCTATCTCGTAAGCCTCCTCGAGCCACGCCCAACAGATGACCCCCACAGGGCAGGAGATGGACGCCAGTTTGAGGGGGTCATCCAAGCCACGGAAGAAGATCGTCTGCCCTGTGGGGCGGTAGACCGCCTGAAGCGGCGAGGTGGTAAAGCCCCATAAATGGGACACATGGAGCCGCTGTGCCGCCCATCGGAGATCGGAGTAACAGCTGTCGCGGAGCGTGTTGGCAGTCTTTCTGACCACGAGAGTATTTGCCCACGGATGAGCCATCATCGAGTAGATGACCCAGAGCGCGGTCGTCTTGGACTTCTTCGAGGCGCGGCTACCCTTGCAGACTCGGTATCTTCCGCGCCACCGCCAGAACGCGCCGTAGCCGCCGCCGACCACCTCGGCGAGGCTGACGGCGTCCTGCCTCACCGCCACGCCTCCGGCAGCCGCCATCGCCGAAGCTACAGCCGCCTCTGTAATTCCATCATCCGCCATGCCGTCTGTCCTTCCCGATTTACACGCCGCGCTGTAGCCTCGGAGCCGCCGCCCCGGGTGATCTCCTCGATTTACAGCCGCCGCTGTGATGTGAGCCGATGATCCTAGACCACGCCGCTCGGATTACAGCCGTCTCTGTAAAGCTGGGCGCTCCCCTTCTCCCGAACTACAGCCGCCGCCGTAAATTCAGAGCCGCCGCCGCTGTGATTACAGAGCGTTATGTAACGCCGCCGCCGTGGCTCCCCTCGGAGCGTCAAGCACCCAGGGCGACCGAGCCGCCGAACACTAACCGCGCACGGGATGATTCACGGAGATTGTTTACATACTCCCCTGTAGCCCCCAGAGCAGCCGTCAGTCGGGCACGTCCCCCACGATGACCACCTGGGGCACGGCGCTGCCGCTGACATCCACCGACTGCGCGGGCTTGCCGTAGCCCCTGTCGAGAAGTATCTCTGCGGCGCGGAGGCGGTCAGCGTCCTTGCTCGCGGCGCTCCCCATGATGGACTGCACCGTTTCCAGAGCGCTCGGACAGAGGGAGCGAACGTGCCGCTGAAGCTCCACAGGCATCATCGGACGACCGCAATGGTGACCGCTTACGAAGCGCCCCTTTTCATCGTGGATAGACTGCCCCGCGAAGGTGTCCACCTCATCAGGGTACGAGGCATAGGTACGCGCCTGGAGCGTGACCCTTTTCGACCCTTTCGCCGCCTCTCTCTCATCGTCTATATATACCCTACTATCCTCCATAGCTCTATACACCCCCTTGGTTATATATATTACAATCCTATTTCAAAAAATTCGCCGAAAATTCGCTCACAGCGCCGCCCGGGCATTGTTCACAAATGAGCGCGTGATATTTGTACACATTCGCCAAAGTTCACAAATTTGCTCGAATTACGTTGACAAGTGTGAACTCGGGGCGTATATTGTTCACAGTTCCACCGCGCAGCCAGCGCGGAACGGAGAGGACAAACCGAACGAAATGAAAGGAGAACAGAACAATGCGTAAGGATTGCAGAGAGGTCAAGTCGATCACCATCGCCCAGGTGGACAGCTACCACCGCCGTAACACGGAGGAGCGCGAGAACAATCTCGACTACAGCGTGTGCGGCTTCGGCGAGGCTCGCTATTACACGAGCGACCGCTACGAGCGGCTCATCCGCGACGAGCAGAACCCGAGCTTTCTCCGCCGCCCGAACGGCAAGCCCATGCTCGGCTTCGGCATCGAGGTTGAGACGGAGTGCTGGGGCATCAAGCGCGAGGACGTGCTCGCGGAGCTGCTCACGAAGGTCATCTTCTCCCACTTCCCCGAGGGACTCTGGAAGCTCCAGAGCGATGCGTCTCTGCTCGGCGGCGATAGCTCCGCCGAGTGCATCAGCCAGGTCATGACCAAGGAGTTCATCAGGAACCACTACAAGGACTTCAAACTCATGTACAGCGTGTACTTCCCCTCCTTCGGGATCAGCGCGAGCCGGAGCGGCAACTGCGGTATGCACACGAACGTGAGCCTCGGCAACTTCGGGAAGACGCCCGAGGCCCAGGCCGAGGCCGTCCGCAAGCTCGGGTACATCCTCTCGAAGCACTACGACTTCTGCGCCGCTCTCCTCCGCCGGAACGTGGGCACGACCCCCCAGGAGCGCGAGGACTTGACCTACTACTGCCACCAGATGAGCACGGACAAGGCGTGGTGGCAGAACCTCGACCTCCAGAACAATCTCTCCGACCACGGCGTCTGCTTCAACCTCGGGCATTATAACGAGGGGCGCGTGGAGATCAGGCTCATCGGGGGCCAGATGGACTACCCGAGCTTCCGCAACACGATGGAGTGCATCTTCCATCTGGTCAGCCGTGTGTGCAAACTCTCCTGGTCCGACTGCGACAAGCTGGAGGTCATCTTCCGAGGGTGCAATCAGTACGTGTTCGACAGACTCCGCAGCTACTGCAAGGACGCCGGAACCGTCACGGACGAGCAGCTCGCCGCCATCCGCGAAACCATCGTCCGCGCAGATTACATCTGACCCTGTAATCCCAGCTGTGCTCTGGCAATGGGGGCGGCGCGAGCCGCCGCCCCCATAACGAGCGCACAGCGCCCGAAACTACATCAAGGAGTGTAAAGCCATGTTCATCAGCAACCGCGCACGCCTCGTCCGGCAGTCCGACAGCATCGAGCGCCTCATCGTTGACAACCGCCCCATCGCCGCCTACGACATGGACGCGAAATGCGCCTACAAGCTCGGCCCCTGTGACGACATCGAGGGCGTCAACGTCTACCTCTTCAGATTCCTCGCAAAGTATCTCCGGCACGCCCAGCTCAAAGCCCTCGTGACTAACTGGGATTCCGTCATCATCGGCAGCCCCATCCCCAGAGTTTGAGATTACATCACATCATGTGAAAGGAGCACATCACCATGAAGTACAGAACCACCGCCAAGACCATCAGGAACGCCTCCGACCCCAAGCTCGCCCTCTGCTACTGCTCCGCGCAGTATCTGCTCCGCAACCATCAGCCCACCGCCTACACCTGCGGCGTCTACGGTTGGAACTTCGACGTATACGAGGTGGACGGCGTGACCATCTGCATGGGCTACCGCGGCATGGTTGGAAGAACGCCCGACTGGGCGCTCCTGTCCAGCTACGAGCATCAGGCTCGGAGCATCTGGGAAGACAGCGGCTACTCCTATGAGGACAGAGCCGCCGCCGTCGAAGAGCTTCTGCGCGAATGGCTCGCGAAAGCCGCCGCCTAAACGCCGTCCGGCTTGGCATCAGCCGCTGCCCATCGGCTCACGGTGGGTAGCCACGGGTGCCAAACCCGAACGAAATCACAAGGAGGACTGTAATATGTGCATCATCGCGGCATCATTCAAGGGCGACCCCCAGCCGAGCCTCGACACGCTCCGGCGGTGCTTCACGAACAACCCCCACGGCGCTGGCTACATGGTGGCCCGCGAGGGGCGCGTGGAGATCAGCAAGGGCTACATGGACTGGGCGAGCTTTGCCAGAGCCATCCGCTACGAGGCGTTCACGCCGGACGACGCCGTCGTCTACCACTTCCGCATCAGCACGCAAGCTGGCGTCAATCCCTACATGACGCACCCTTTCCCCCTCACGCCGGACATCGCGAGCACGAGGCTCCTGGAGTTGGCTTGCCCCATCGGCGCGGCGCATAACGGAATCATCCGCCTGACAACCGACCCCACGGACAAGACCTACAGCGACACCGCGCACTACGTCTCCGAGTACCTCGCCTACCTCGTGCGCGACAGCGCAGACCTGCACAACGACGCGATCCTCGCCGCCATCGAGAACACCACGAACAGCAAGTGGGCGCTGATGGACGGCACGGGCTACATCGCGCTCATCGGGGGCTTCCACGAGGACGGCGGCATCTGGTACAGCAACTACACCTACCAGCCCGTGAGCTACAAGGACAGGGGCGGCGTCCGGGTTTACGCTCCGCCTCGCAAGCTCCGCCTCACGGATGAGTGGGAGGACTTCGAGCAGGACGAGCTGCCGATTTGAGAGCCTTACAAATCAAGGGCGCAGCCTATCAGGCCGCGCCCTTTTCTTATCCCCCTGTACGA